ATAAATTATAAATATGACAACAACACCAACAAACGGAGTAGCTATTGAACCAGTAGTCTACCCACTTAACGAAGGTACGGCAACACGAATGACCGTACTTGTTTTGAACTTCGAAACAACTGCAACGACTTGCACAACGTATTGGCAATTACTAACCGAAGACGGAAAGAAATTAGCTGACGACAACTACACGCTAACACCTGAGCAATTCGCAGCGTGGGGATTGGACAACAACGTAGTCAACGAGTACGTAGCTGATGCTATCGGAGTAACAATTTTGTAAAAACACGAAAGATGATAACGTTAAATGAAGAACAAGTAAAACAGTTAGAAGCAATCCTAGCAGAAATGCCTATGAAATTTGGAGTGCCTGTATTAAACATTTTGAACGCTGCTGCTAAAGCGGAAAACACGGATGCAAAAGACTGAAGTACAAAAGGAGTTAGAACGCTTTAGAGACTATGTAATTGAAGCCTCAAAGAAAAACCTTGTAAGGTTAAAGAAATCTGACGGCAAGTTATACAAGTCACTAAAAGGAAAAGTAAAGACGATGCCAAATAGTATCTCCATCGAATTTATGATGGAGGACTATGGCATTTATCAAGATGCAGGGGTCAACGGACTAAAGCAAAAGAGAGGCTCAAAGTATAGCTATAGAAAAGGAGTGCCAAATGCTAAGATGTTAAAGTCTTTAGATGTTTGGCTAAGACGCAAAGGCTTATCACCAAGAGACAAATCAGGTAAGTTTGTTAAGCGAACAAGTATGAAGTTTGCACTTGCACGGAGCATCTTTAACAAAGGACTAAAAAAGAGTTTGTTTTTCACTAAGCCATTTGAGTCAGCTTACAAAAGATTACCGGAAGAGCTGGTTGAAAAGTACGGATTGGATGCACTCAAGTTATTTAATCAACAAGTAGACAAAATAATACAACAAAATGGCTAACATAAATGCAAGGAGTCCATACATCGTAACGATAAACGAGGCTTCACAAATAGAAACCAAATTAGAAATCTTCCTTTGGAATGGTACAGGCTCAATACCTGCTTCACCTGAATACACGCTTTCTAAGCTCATTCCGTCTTCAAATAGTCCTGCAACCTACTACGATGTTTCTCCGTACATTAGAGAGTATATTTCACACGCTACACTTCAGTCCATCACAACCGTAATTACCGCAACACCGAGTGTGCAATGGTGCAACATCGGCTTAAAGTTGTATAAGAAAATCAGCACGTCATTCATTCAGGTAGGTTCTACGCAAACACATTTTGGTTTAGATGGCTACGGATTCTATTTAGACGGAGCGAATCCTGCTCTTGGAAACTACCTACTTAGCCAATCAACGTACACTTACAATTACGACTTAGGTGGAGAGTATGGTTGGTTGACGTTATACACCGGCTCAGGTAATTCAGTCAAGTACACGAACCTATCAACGGGAGCAACCAACACGACAGGATTGACTAATAACGTGTGGCGAGATATTCCAAGAGTTTACTCTCCGTATGCTGCGGTTGGCAACAAGTTAGAAATCATCACAGGAGCAGGAGCAGTCTTATTTACTGCTACGTTTGTACCTAAAGAAGAATGTAAATACACACCAGTTCAAATTGACTTTGTAAATAAATTCGGAGCGTGGCAACGTGAATGGTTCTTCAAAGCATCTTACAACGGATTGAGCGTTGAAAACACGGAGTATAATTTGATGCCTTTAACTTATCCGTCTTACGATATCAAAGAAGGTCAGAGAAAGGTCTTTAACGCTAACGGCAAGGAAACCATCCGAGTAAACACCGATTGGGTGTCTGAGAGCTTTAAAGACGTTATTAAGCAAATGATGTTGAGCGAGCGAATCCTGATTGATAAGAAAGCTGCCAAGATAAACACGAAAACTGTAGACCTAAAGAAATCTATCAACTCATCTTTAATAAGCTACGAGATGGAGTTTGAATTTGCATTTGATACCATCAACTCAGTTTCGTAATGAATAGAGCAATCACAATTTACATAGAGGGTCAAAGAATTGAACTCTTTAACGATGAGACTATCAACGTCACTTCGTCTATTCAAAACGTCAAAGATTTATCCTTGACTTATACGGACTTTTCGCAGAACTTTACTGTGCCTGCCAGCTCTTACAATAACGCAATCTTTGAGCATTGGTATCAATCAGATGTCAACGCAACTACTGACCCGAACCTACGCAAAGACGGATTTATAGAAATAGACTTAACTACATTCCGAAAAGGCAAGATACAACTTGACGGAGCAGTAATCACCAACGGCAAACCAAGCGCATACAAAATCACTTTCTTTGGAGAGGGAGTTACGCTTAAAGATTTATTCGGTGAGGACTTACTGTCGGATTTGGACTATACTTCACTATCTCACAATTATACCTCTGCTCAAGTTATACTAAGAATACAAGACAACACCAACGCTTACGATGTAAAGTACCCGCTAATCACTTCAAATCGCATTTGGGAGTATCAGAGTACACCTGTAAACGTACCTTTTCCAAATTGGCTTGTAAACGTCTTAACGCAAAACGATATTCATACAAATGCAGGAGCGATAACAAAAGACGAATTATTCCCTGCAGTTAGAGTCACAAAGATTCTTGATGCTATTGAAGCAAAATACGGAATCACATTCAACGGAACATTCTTAACGGATGATAGATTCACTAAATTGTTCTTGTGGTTTAAGGGTAAGGAAACGCTTGTCAAAACTTCTTACGGGTATAGCTTGGTATCAAGTTCAGTAGTGCCAACTTTTACTACTTACGACCTTACGCAGACTTACACATCAGCAACTAACACAGTACACGTTCAAGAAATTGCAGGAGTATTTTTACACAACCTAAAATACAACGTGACATCTGCGTCAACCGCTGCTGAGTATTACATTGACGTTTACCAAAACGGAAACTTATTCAACACAGTTGTAGGTTCAGGAACTGGTACTTACATTATTGATACATTGCCTCAAACCATTGGATTGGATGTGTTGTACACTATAAAAATACGAACTAACGGAAGTAACACAATAGCATCAAACTTAGTTTATGAGGTAAGCTATTTAAACTCAACTTTTACAGGAGTTTTAATTGACTATCTCACGGTGACTTATTCGTCTTTGGCTATGACTTTACAAATAGACCTATCAGCTAACGCTCCAAATATGAAAGTAGGCGACTTCCTAAAAGGAATTATGCTGATGTTCAATATGACAATCTACTCAATTAAGGACACGGAGTATTGGCTTGAACCGTTAGATGATTGGTATTCTAAAGGCGCAGTTGTGGATATCTCGCAATACACGGATGTCACTTCCATTGAGATGGATAGGATGCCGCTATACAAAAAGATTCAATTCAAGTTTCAAGATTCCGAGTGCTTCTTAAACAAGAACTTCTCGCAGACCTACAACCGCAACTACGGAGACACGACATACCAGTACAACTACGACGGTGGTGAGTTTACTATTGAAGTACCTTTTGAGAACCTACTACAAAGCAAGTATACAGGCACGCACGACATTCAATTAGGTTACTCGCTTAACGGTGAGTTTTCTCCATACATACCAAAGCCAGTTCTTCTCTATCAGTACGATAACCAAGCAACAAGTTTTAAGATACACAACGATGGCGGTGGTCACGCTACGATTTCAACTTACACACCATTCGGGCAAGACCTCGAATTTAATAGCTCAGACATTACGCTCAACTTTGCACCTGAAACATCAACGCTTTTAAACTACCCAATCCAAAACACGCAGTTCAGTCAATACTATTTCAGCTACCTCTACAATCTTTACAACCTAAAGCAACGCATTGTCAAGGTAAAGACGAACTTGCCTACAAGTTTAATTACAGGTCTTCAGTTAAACGATAGATTAGTTATCAGGGATAAGCGTTACATAATTAATGAAATGCAATCTAACCTAAACACAGGAGACGTAAACTTTGAGTTGCTTTTGGATTTTAGACCCGTAGTAAATTCTACTATTCCAATTCCAAAGACGGCAACTGAAGGAGGCAACGTAAACTATCCGGTAAACTTACCCAATGGAGCTTTGCAAGCATCGTTAACGTGTACGGATACTGATGTAACATTCTCGGTAAATCCTGTACTTAGCTCGCAGATAATTCAAATAGGTATTCCGGCAGGTTCAGCAGGCACGGTTTATACAATTCGCATTGACTATAGTTATATAGATGGAACTACATCAACTGAATTTTTTAACATATTCCAATGATACAAAACATAATCACAATGCTGCAGTTAGATGATTTCTACGGAAACTCGGAAGCCATTGACATTGCCAAAGGAAAATACAAGCTCCAAACGTCTCTGAAGAAAGCGATAAAACAATCAAAACGTGAACTAACAAACAAGCGCAATGGCAGAGGTTAAAAATGTAAAAATAAATGTAGACACTAAGCAGGCAGTTGATGCAATGGAGAACCTCTCCAAAGCTACCAACGATGTTTCTAAAAGTTTTGAAGAAGTTTACGGAGACTTGCAACCGCTTACAACTCGTATGGGTGAAGCGGAAGACCGCTTGTATGAGTTAGCCAACGCAGGTAAAACCGCAACGCAAGAGTATCAGGATTTACTAACAACTGTTGGTAATTATCGAAAAGTACAAATCCAAACGGATATGGCAGTTGATGCCGCTGCCGGAACGTTGTCTACAAAGCTAGGCGGTGCATTAGGTGGAGCAACCGCAGGATTCCAACTTGTACAGGGTGCTATGGGTGCTTTCGGTAGTGAGTCTGCCAAAGTAGAGGAGGCGTTACTCAAAGTGCAGTCAGCAATGGCTATTGCGGATGGTGTGCGTGGATTCCGTGAGGCTATTCCATCAATTAAGTCTTTCGGTGCGGCAATGAAAGCTGCTATCGGTTCAACTGGTATTGGTTTACTTGTTGTTGCGTTAGGAACTCTCGTAGCTTATTGGGATGACATTAAAGCTGCAGTTGGTGGAGTAAGCGAAGAGCAAGATAAGCTCAACGCAAAGACGGACGCTAACGTACTAGCGCAACAAGCTAAATACGATACCATTTCAGGTCAAGATAATATCTTAAAACTACAAGGGAAGTCAGAGCAGGATATTTTAAAAATTAAAAAAGCTCAAATTAATGCCGTAATTACTGCTACGGAAGCTCAATTAGTTCAGCAAGAATCTACCAAGAAAGCACAGGTTGCAGCAGCTAAAAGAAACAATGAAATCTTACAAGGCATCATTACTTTCCTTACTGCTCCTTTGCAATTATTATTGAAGACGGTTGATATGGTCGGTTCTGCATTAGGTAAGGACTTTGGGCTTCAAAAAGGATTTACTAAAGGTTTGGCTAATCTTGTGTTTGACCCTGAAGAAACGGCAGCGGAAGCAGACAAAACAATAGATGAAACTAAAAAGAAATTAGCTACTTTAAAAAACGAAGCTGCAGGATTTGAAATTGCTTTACAACAACAATCAGACAAGTCATCTAAAACGGCAAAAGACAAAACTGAATCTAATAATGATTCAATTGGTAAAGCAAATGCAGAAGCTAAAAAACTTGCATTAGAACAACAACAACAACTTGATGCTAAATTAGAAGAGATAGCCGAACAAAACTATTTAAAAACCCTTTCAGACCAAGAAAAAGAACTTTTAGCAGTACAGGATAAATACTTTGAATTAGAAACTTTAGCTAAAGGCAACGCTGATGCTTTAAATGATATTGAGATAGCCAAACTCAATGAGCAAAACGACATTAACTTAAAGTATCAAAATATAGCTTATGAGCAAGATAAAGCAGCTAAAGCAAAACAAAAGGAGGCAGATGACAAGGCAGCTAAAGACAAAGAAGATGCGGAAAAAACATTAGTTGCAACTCTTGCTGCAATTAGAGAATCTGATTTTAATAACATTAGCGCAGGTATTAATTTAGTTAAAAACCTATTTGAAAACAATAAGAAAATACAAGCTGCAGCATTGATTGCTGAAAACGCAGTAGGAATTGCAAAAACAATTATATCTACCAAAGCGGCAAACCAAGCGGCAAGGGCGCAAGGAACTGCGTTAGCTATTGCAACAGGTGGTGCATCTGCTTTAGCAGCAGAGGCATTAGTATTAAGAAATAACATTGGAGCAGGTATCTCAATTGCTGCACAAATAGCTGCTACTGCAAAAGGTGTTTCGGCTTTAGGTGGCGGTGGTGGTGCATCTCCATCAGGTGGAGGCAGTTTATCAGAAGGTGGTGGCGCAGGAGGTATAACTCCAAACTTCAACGTCGTAGGTAACTCAGGAATGAATCAGCTTGCACAAATTCAGCAAACACCAGTTCAGGCTTATGTCGTTTCAGGCGAGGTAACATCTGCTCAGGCACTTGATAGAAACCGAATCAAAAACGCAACATTGTAACAATTAAAAGTTGAATAGATATGAATATCATCGAACTAATCATTGACGAAAAAGATTTACAAAGCGGGGTTGACGCAGTAAGCGTGGTAGAATCTCCTGCCATTGAGGAGAATTTCATCCATCTATCAAAACACGAAGTAGAACTCAAAGAGGTAGATAAAGAGAAGCGTATCTTAATGGGTGCTGCTTTGATACCTAACAAGAAAATCTATCGTGTAAACGCAAAGAAAGAAGAATACTACATCTACTTCTCGGAGGATACAGTACGTCAAGCAATGGAGTTGTTCTTCAAGAACGGAAACCAATCCAACGCAACATACGAACACAAGGAAGCAATCAAAGGAATGACGGTTGTAGAATCTTGGTTAATTGATGACCCTAAATCGGATAAATCCCAATTATACGGATTCAGTTTACCAAAAGGTACTTGGATGATTTCTATGAAAGTTGACAACGATGAGGTTTGGAATGATGTCAAAGCTGGCAAGGTTAAAGGCTTCTCGATTGAAGGTTACTTTGCTGACAAGTTAGAAATGTCATTAGAGCAACAAAAGAGAAATGAAATTATTGAACAACTTAAAAACCTACTTGATGAGCAAATTTAAAACACCAAGCAAGTCAAGTCCAAGAGCTGGTAGCAAAAGAGGCTGCCTATGTGAAGACGAAACATACTCAACCAAGTGTTGTGATGGCAGTTTACAAGCTCAGGGCATAGGTAAAACGGCTACTGTTAACGAGCCTGCTCCTACTCAAACTGAGGTCAGCGGAGTAAGGACCATCATACGTCAAAACGGATAAAAATAAAACAAATATAAACACAGTTAATTTATTAAGTATGAATACTACAAAATCAGTATACAACAAATTGTTTTCGGAAGACAAAACCGAGTTGAGTAAACACGAAGTAGAGTTAGCTTTATTAGATGATTTGTTAAATCTAAATAGAGAAGCAGGTTCATTGTTAGTTTTGCAAAAATTTCAATCGGGAGCATATACTCAACTTGAAAAATCACTTGAACTAAACAAAAAAGGTTTGGCACAAGCAGAAAAAGGTTTAAAAGCTGCTCAAGATTTAGGTGTTCAAGATGGCATTGATACGTTTAAAAGATGGATAAAAAGTTTTACTGATGATATCAAACGTGCCGAAAAAGGACAAAAAATAATTGCTGAATTATCAAACATATAACCAAAAACAAATGAACGAAAAATCAATCTTAAACAAAGTCCGCACACTTCTAGGTTTAGAAGTGAAGTTGGAAACTATGATGCTTTCAGACGGAGTATCAATGCTCGAAGCCGATGCTTTTGAAGCTGGTCAACCTGTATTTATCCTAACGGAAGACGAACAACGTATCCCACTACCAATTGGAGAGTACGAATTAGAGGATATGCGTATCCTTGTAGTTATCGAAGAAGGCATTATTGCTGACGTTCGTGAAGCTGCAGAGCCTGAAGTTGAAGTAGAAGTAGAAGCTCCTGAAGTAGAAGAGGAAGTTGTTGCATCTACCGAGACTGCGCCACAAGCTAAAAAAACAATCGAATCTATCGTTAAAGAAACTTTCTTCAGCGAAATCGAAGCACTTAAAAAAGAGAACGAAGAATTGAAAGCACAAATTGCTTTATCTACTGTAGCCGCAGAAGAAGTTGCGCCTGTAGAATTAAGCGAAGAGCCTAAGCCTATTTCTTTCAATCCTGAGAACTCAACTGCTACCGACATATTCAAGTTTGCGACTAAAAGAAACGCAACCACTATGGATAGCGTATTAAACCGAATTTCTAACATTAAATAACTAAAAAAATGAGTACAACTTTAGTATCAATTTCAAATGACGATTTACGTCAAGTATTGCAAACGCAAGTAATCAGTTCAGCTACTACTTTAAGCGGAGCAGATTCAGGTAAATTATTCTCTTTGAATGCAGCAGCAGGCGCACAAATTACTTTGCCTGCAGTAGCAACTTCAGCGGGTTACAATTTCCGATTTACAGTACAGGCTTTATTTGCCACAACTGCTTGGACAATTGTAGCAGCAACAGCTGTTATTCAAGGTGGAGCAATTGTTAATTCCGTTAACGTAGCTTCAGCTAATAGAAACACAATTACTTTCGCACACGCTGCTGACACAATTGGCGATTTCGTTCAATTGCATTGTGATGGTGTTAACTGGTATGTTTCAGGAGTAGGAACAACAGCAGCCGCAATTACATTTACAACAGTCTAATCGTATAAAAATTAAAAAAATGAGCAAATTAAATTTATCTACTACCCAAAGCATCAGCACAACATACGCAGGTGAGTTTGCAGGTAAGTACATTGCTGCAGCTTTATTGTCTGCACCAACTCTTGACAAAGGCGGTATCACAATTATGCCTAACGTCAAATACAAGCAAGTTATCAAGCGTGTTGCTACCGATGGTATCATCAAGAACGCAACTTGTGACTTTGACCCTACGTCTACAATCACTCTAACTGAGCGTATTCTTCAACCTGAGTCTTTCCAAGTAAACTTACAATTGTGTAAGACTGATTTTCGCAGCGATTTTGATGCCATTCAAATGGGTTACTCTGCATTCGACGTTCTTCCTAAATCTTTCGCTGACTTCTTAATCGCACACGCTGCTGAGAAAGTTGCTGCCGGTATGGAGACTTCAATTTGGTCAGGTGTTAACGCAACTGCAGGAGAGTTCGCAGGTATTATGACTCAGTTAACTACTGACGCAGCTTTACCAGCTGCACAAGAAATTGCAGGTACTACTGTTGATGCTTCTAACGTAATTGCTGAATTAGGTAAAATTGTTGACGCTTGTCCTGCTGCTATCTACGGTAAAGAAGACTTAACATTGTATGTATCTAACAACATCTATCGTGCTTATGTTCGTGCATTGGGTGGCTTTGCTGCTTCAGGTGTAGGTGCTAACGGTTACGACAACAAAGGTACAAACCAAACTTTAGGTGACTTGTACTTTGATGGTGTTCGTGTATTTATGGCTAATGGTCTTGCTTCTAACAAAGCTTTACTTGCTCAGAAGTCTAACTTGTACTTCGCAACTGGTTTGTTGAATGATATGAACGAAGTTCGTGTTATTGATATGGCTGAAAACGATGGTTCACAAAATGTTCGTGTAGTTATGCGTTTCACCGCAGATGCTAAATACGGATTTGCTTCTGACGTAGTTACTTACGGAATCACAAACTCTGCTAACTAATCTTAGCTGAATTTAACTAATCGGGGAGGGGTTAACGCTCCTCCCTTTTTTATAACATTTAAAAACTAAAAATATGTCTTGTGATTTAGCAAATGGACGCTTGGAAGTATGTAAAGATGCCGTTGGTGGTATCGAAACAGTTTACTTCATTAACTACGGAGACTTCAATCCTGAAGTTGACGTTACCTATTCAGTTGGCACTGATACTATCGCTACTATTGCCAACGTAACTTCTCTATACAAATACGAACTCAAAGGAACAAACTCTTTCGAGCAAGTTGTAACATCTTCACGTGAGAACGGAACTACATTCGTTGAGCAAACATTAACAATGACTTTGAAGAAGCAAGACCCTACTACACACAAGTCGGTTAAATTGCTTGCTTACGGACGTCCACAAATTGTAGTACGCAACCGCAACAACCAGTTCTTCCTTATGGGTCTTGAACACGGTGCTGAGTTGACTACTGCAAACGTGTCAAATGGTACTGCAATGGGTGACCTTAACGGCTACACTTTGACTTTTGTAGCGACTGAGACTTTGCTTGCCAATCTTTTGAACTGTTCTACTGAGGCAGCTCTTACAGGTTCAGCAGGTGATGTATTCGGAGCAACGACTACTATCGTAACTGCATAATCGTTTTCTTCATAGCGTGTGAGAAGGGTGGCATTAGCTGCCCTTTTTGCATTTAAAACAAATCGATATCACATTAGTTACTTTATTATGATTGTACTAACGACATCAACATCAGCTCAGACGTTCTCATTTATTCCAAGAGACACACCTACCTCAATGGTAATTACTGACGACCAAACAAACTCTCCGGTAACTGTAACAATAGTATCTCAAACATCAGGTAACTACGTCAACACAATTACGGCAGCTTTTGCTTTAAAAGAAGGTCACTTTTATGACTTGGTTTTATACAAAAACTCGGACATCGTTTATAAGGATAGAATCTTTTGTACTGACCAAAACATCGTTTCATTCTCCGTAAATAGTGGAGAGTACACATCTAACACAACTGCAAATACATACATAGTATATGAGTAACAATGTACACGTTCTAAATCTATCATCTTACACTACTCCCGTTATTCAGGAGAGCAAGCGTGAGGCTTGGGTAGATTACGGAGAGGACAATAACTACTACCAATTTCTATTGGATAGATACACGAACTCCACAACAAACAACGCAATTATCAATAATATCTCACGTTTGGTTTACGGACGTGGTATATCTGCTGTAGATGCTTCTCGTAAGCCAAATGAGTACGCACAAGCAATGGCTCTTTTCAATAAGGATTGTTTGCGTAAGATTGCGATAGATAGAAAGATGCTCGGTCAGTTTGCTATTCAGGTACACTACAACGATAAGCACGATAGAATCCTAAAGGCTTTCCATATGCCGGTGAATCTTCTTAGAGCTGAAAAGTGTAACAAAGACGGAGAAATCGAAGCCTACTACTACTCGGATGATTGGACTGACGTAAAGAAATATCCACCTACAAGAATACCAGCTTACGGATATTCTAAAGATAAGATTGAGATTCTATTCTCTAAGCCTTACGCTGTTGGAATGAAGTATTATGCTTATCCTGACTATCAAGGCGCAGTACCTTACGCACTATTGGAAGAAGAGATAGCTGATTACCTGATAAACGAGGTTCAAAACGGATTTTCGGGACGTGTCGTGGTTAATTTTAACAACGGAACTCCGACGGAAGAGCAGCAGTCTATCATTACAAATAAGGTCTTAAGTAAACTCACAGGCTCTAAAGGTCAGAAAGTAATCGTAGCCTTTAACGATAATATGGACACAAGAACAACGGTAGATGACTTTCCTTTGAATGATGCTCCTGAACACTACACATACTTATCTGACGAGTGTTTGCGTAAGATTATGCTTGGACACAACGTAACATCACCACTACTTTTCGGTATTGCAGGCGCAAACGGATTCTCTTCCAATGCTGATGAGCTTCAAAACTCGTTTATCTTATTTAACAATATGGTGATTAAACCGCTTCAGGACGAAATACTTGAAGCCTTAGACACTATTTTATCATTTAACGGTATATCCCTCAACTTATTCTTTAAGACGCTTAAACCGCTTGAATTTACGGATTTAGAAAACGCACAAAACCAAGAGCAAGTAGCTGAGGAAACTGGTACGGAGTTAAGCAAACACGAACAATTGGAGAATGAGGTTGCTGAGTCACTTATTGCACTCGGAGAAGACCCATCAGAAAATTGGCTTTTAATAGACGAATTTGCTGTTGACTATGATTCGGACGACTCAGAGAACGAAATGCTCTCTAAAGAGCCTAAAACGTCTTTACTAAGCAAGGTGTACAACTTTGTAAGTACAGGCGATGCACGTCCAAACCTACGAGACAAACAAGATAAGGTAATTGACGGAGTTAAGTTTGTTACTCGCTACGTTTATGCAGGTTCAGAACCAAGTGATAAATCAAGACCATTCTGCAATGCAATGATGCGTGCTAAAAAGATTTATAGAAAAGAGGATATTTTAAAAATGGGCGGTCAAGCAGTCAACAAAGGATGGGGTCCTAAAGGAGCTGATACTTATTCAATTTGGTTTTACAAAGGTGGCGGCAATTGTCACCATAGATGGAACAAACAAGTTTACGCAGCTTTTGAAGGCAAGGCTTTAGACATCCCTAACGCTAGACAAATCGCACAAGCGAAAGCAGCTAAGTTTGGCTATACAATCAAGAACGAAGCGTTAGTATCGCAACGTCCTGTTGATATGCCTTACAATGGCTTTTTACCTACTAACCCAACATACGGCAAATAATGGCAACTGCACTACTCATAACAAGAGACGATTTGGTTCGTTTTACTGCGGTAAACGGGAATGTTGACACGGACAAATTTATCCAGTTCATTAAAATCGCTCAGGACATTCACATACAAAATTACTTAGGTACTAAGCTACTTCAGAAGATACAAACGGATATCACCGCAGGTACTTTAGCCGGTAACTACGCTACTTTGGTAAACACTTATGTAAAGCCGATGCTGATTCATTGGGCAATGGTTGAATACTTACCTTTTGCGGCATACACAATTGCTAATAAGGGAGTCTATAAACACTCATCTGAGAACTCTGAGAACGTAGATAAAAACGAAGTAGACTTCTTGATTGAAAAGGAACGTCAAATTGCTCAACACTACACGGAGAGATTTATTGATTACATTGTATTTAGAAACAACTTGTTTCCTGAGTACACTACAAATAGCAACGGTGATATGTACCCTGATAGTGCAAATAATTACACAGGCTGGTATATATGAGAACACGAACTAAGGTAGGAACATACAAACCAAAAGAAGAAAACATTGAGAAACTTCGTGTTTTTCTAACTAAACTTATAAAAGATGGCAAATAGCAACGGATGGGGAGACGGCGCAGCAAACAACTCAATAGGTTGGGGTCAAGGCGCAAACAATAACATCGGATGGGGAAGCTCTCACGCTACTTCTTGGGCAGGCTTAACTGATATTGTAGGACTTACTACTGATGCAGACGCACAAGCGTTTATTACTGCTGCTGCTATAACTGACCCGACGCAACAGACTGCAATCAACAACCTTGTTAAAGGTATGAAAGCGGACGGCATTTGGACTAAAATGAAAGCCATTTACCCTTTCGTTGGTGGTACTGCGTCAACTCACAAGTGGAACTTAAAAGACCCTAGAGATTTAGACGCTGCCTTTAGATTAGTATTCAACGGAGGATGGACGCATTCAAGTAATGGTGCTACTCCTAATGGAACTAATGGATATGCTGATACTAAGTTTAACGCAAATACAAATCAAAGCGTAAATAATTTTGCTCTAAGTGTGTATCTTAGGACTGCCAATACTAATGCACTTGTTGATATGGGTGCTGCAAACTCGCCTACATATTTACCGTTAACATCTATTGAAGGAAGTGCAATTGGCAGAACTCAATACTGTTGGGATTTTACAACAAGTAAAGTTGATATTGCAACTACTGATTCAAGAGGTATGTGGGGAGTTTCAAGAACGGGTGCAACAACTTGGCAATCTTTTCAAAGAAATACAGCAGTTGCTAAAACAACCACAACTTCACAAACAACTTTACCAAATCTAAACATTTATGTTGGAGCAAGTAATTTAAATACAGGAGCTAGTGCATTCTCAAACCGTGAAGTATCTTTTGCACAACTTAGCAATGGACTGACAAACGCAGAATTTAATAACCTATACACACGAGTGCAAGCATTCCAAACCTCATTATCTCGCCAAGTATGATAACTTACAACACAAAAGATTTAACTGACATTGATGTAACAACCTTAGTGGGTTTGTTGACTGAGGTACAAAAAGACGAACTAATCGGAGTAGCTTATGCTCCTGATTCGTTTTACAATCCTATTCAAGACCTTAACGACAATTGGATAATTTCAGTAGAGGAGATTGCAAACACTATCAATCCTGCAACTGAGTGGGTAAAAGATTTGCCTTTGACTATCTACATTCCTAAACCTACACCAAGTCCGTTCTAATGAGACATAAAGACGCAATAGGTTCAATGTACTTCGTGTTAGGTTACGCAACCTGCATTGCTCTAATCTTTGAAGGTGAACATCTATACCAAAAATTCTTAGCTGCTACCTATGGCTTTTATTTAACGTGGCACATCGTAAATCAATATGAAAACTAAATCTCTTCTTCTTATTTCTATGGTGTCCGTGTTAGCACCCGTCAAACCGATGGTCTTAATGGCTATTGCAACAATTATTCTTGATATGTTCTTTGGCATTTGGCGCAGCGTACAAAAACACGGATGGACTTCAATCCGCTCCCGTAGGCTATCTAACACGATTTCTAAGAGCCTTTTGTATAGTGGTGCGATAGTATTTATATTCTTGCTTGAAAAGTTTGTCTTAGCCGATTTATTAGGCTACTTCATTTCGGTTGATTTGCTAATGACAAAAGCGTTTACTGCGTTCTGCGTATTCACGGAAGTTAAATCAATTAACGAAAGCTACTTCTCAGTAACTGGTGTGAATGTTTGGGATAAGTTTATTGCCTTTGTTAAGCGTGGCAAAGAGCAAGTCGAAGAATTAAAATGACTCCACTCGACTGCTTGCCATAGGTAAACACCGAGAATCCCCCGATGATACTGTTGTCGGGGTTATTTACTTAATTGAGGTGAAAAACACTTAAAAAAATGGTAAAATCATACACCGACAAACAACTACTTGACAAGGTTCAGAGCCTTGCGTCTTTTGGTAAAATTCCTGCAGGATATTGGCTACTTGGAATCCGCTCACAAGATGATTTGCCTAATCGCTTTGATGATAAAATCTACCTCTTTAAAGGCGAGGAGTTTGTCTTGGTAACTTCAGCAACTACAAATCCCGGAACACCAACACTTCGCCAGTTTGAGAAAGTAAACAAAGACGGAGCTGCAATCTTAAAAGCGGATGAGTGGTATTACAATGTTTGGAAGTTTGGTAAGCACAACGGCAAGGTTGAAGGACTATTGCAGTTAGGCAACAAAGTCAAAGTCTACCGAGACACGGATAAAGATGATAACTCTGAAGAGCAAGGAGTGTTACAAGAAGGATACTTCGGAATCAACTTCCATCCTAACACCTACGACTTAAGCAAACCTTCAGGAACTACTATCGGATGGTGGTCAGCAGGATGTCAAGTAGTAAACAATATCTCTAATTACAAACTGATGATTCAACTGCTGAAGCGTGAGAAGCTGGTAACCTATTGCCTGATAAACGAATTTTAAACCTATAACTTGATAAAAATGAAGAAACTTTCAACCTATAGCCTGATTTTGTCGCTAATTTTGGCAATATTTGCGACAGGCTGCTCGGCTAACTATCACTTACGCAGAGCAATAAAGAAAGGATTTAGCGTAGGGGAGTCCGCTGATACAATCCGCATTTCTACAATAGACTCAATTCCATACGTTTTAAGAGACTCAATTTATTGGGAGAAGATAATAGTCCAAAAAGATACAATAGTGCGTTACAAACGCTTAGAAGTGCCTAAAACACGCTTTGAGACCCGTATTGAATATAAGTTAAAACGAGATACCTTACGAATGATTGAAAAAGTAGAGGTTGTTAAGTATAAAACTGAGAAACATAAAAACAGGAAACCTAATCTTTGGTTGTTTATCATAGGCTTTGTTGCAGGATTCGTAGCAAAGTACCTAATGAAATTCGCTAAATACACTTTATGAAGTTTAGACCAAGAATAACAAGAGAAGAATTTGAGATAGTAGCACAATTCAGAGCAATACAAAAAGAGTCAAACGACTTAGGACTAAACGATGCTGACGTAAAGCACGGATGGCTTAAGTCTAAGAAGGCTTCGCTTTTTTTTAAGAACCCAAACTTTAAGGAATCAGAAGAGCAGAACTACGAGCTTATCCGAGAATCCATAATCAAAGAAATTAAAGAACACTCACCAGTTTATCCTACAATAACACGGAATCCATCAACGGACGGTCACTTATTAGTCATAGACCCTGCTGACATCCACATAGGTAAGCTCTGCGATGCTTTTGAAGTAGGAGAGGTATATAACAACCAAATCGCAGTACAAAGAGTCTTAGAAGGAGTGCAAGGTATTTTAGACAAAGCAAGCGGATTCCACATTGACAGGATTCTTTTTATAGGCGGCAACGATATCTTGCACATTGATACTCCAAAACGAACTACCACGGCAGGCACTTCTCAGGACACCGATGGAATGTGGTACAGTAACTTTTTAATCGCAAAAAAACTATATGTTGAGATTCTCGAACAACTTATCAGCGTGGCTGACGTACATTTTACTTTCAATCCCTCTAATCACGATTATACACACGGTTTCTTTCTTGCTGATGTTATTCAGACTTGGTTTAAAGATTGCAAGAACATTTCTTTTGACTGCTCTATTGCACATCGAAAAGGCTTCCAATACGGAAAGAACCTTATCGGCACGACTCACGGAGATGGAGCGAAACAACAAGATTTACCTATATTAATGGCTACTGAATTTCCGGTTGAATGGAGTGAAACAAAACACAGGTATGTTTACACGCATCACGTTCACCATAAATCCTCAAAAGATTACATTGGGGTCACCGTAGAGTCACTCAGGTCACCGTCCGGTACTGATAGCTGGCATCATCGCAACGGCTATGCACACGTTCCTAAAGCAGTTGAAGGTTTTATCCACCATAAAGAGTTTGGGCAGTGCTGCCGAATTACTCACAATTTTTAATATATTTGTACTTCATAGCGTAAGAGCCTCCTTAATCGGGGGCTTTTTTCGTATCATACTATGATTTTTGTATAGTATATTATACCTAATTGGCTATATTCCGACTAAAGTCACATTATATTATACTTTTTGGGGTGTAGTGCCGATAATTCAAAATATACTTTCCGGTAATTGAACAAATTAAACACTCATTTACCCTTACTATATGACATAAGTCCTAATAATTACCACTTACTTTGTTACAAAATGTAAAGTGAATATAAAAAATGTTCAAAAACTTTGCGCCTGAAAGCCTTGTAAAATAAAGGAAACTGAAAAAACTTTAAAAAAAATGCAACTTTTTTGTTGGTAATTACGAAAGAGTATCTATATTTGTATATAATTAATTCACAAACACAAAAAATAAACGCTATGAAAACAATGATTTACAAAGGTTTTAAAGTAACCGAAACAATGCAAGAAGGTGGCGCAACAACAGCAGTTGCTTATTTAAATGGTCAAGTGATGTTTGGTACATTCAGTCACGTTGATACGCTTACTGCATTTGAAAAAATGATTGTAAAAATTAACAGCTTTTTAAATAAATAACGCTATGAACAAAGAACAACTTTTAGAACTTATCCGCAACGAAGAAGCGGAGCTTTACTTTCAGCTCTTAGAGCAACGAGACGCATTTGGTGCTAATGATAGAGGCACAATGCATACGGCAGCGCAATGGTTTGCAATAACAACATTAATTGATAAAATTGAAGAAAATGAAGAACTTAGTAAATAAATACGGATTCTTGTTTCAAGACTTGAATCAGGACGAACGCCAAATTTTAGGCGGTGGCATAGTTGCCGTCTTAGGCTTTAGCTTTTTGATTTGGTTGGCAAGTACAAACACTCTGCCAGTTCTAGATGCCAAAACACGAAACGAACAAACCTACCAAAAGAAGACCTACAAATTAAACAAGAATTTTAACAAATATGTAAACCGAATCTACAATGAAAAATACGGAAAATAAATTTTGGTTTGCTGCGACCTCGCAGAACATCAGCTCACAATTATTACAGGTAGAATGCTACGACCTAAACACGGACGAAAAAGTAGCTACAATAGAACTAAAATACACATACGATGAGACATCAGAACAATGGACTGTGGAGCATACTGAGTTCCATACCAACCCTACTATCAAAGAAATCAGCGAGCTTACCGAAGAGCTGCTTGAAAGAGCAAGCAATGAGTTTCACGACTTCTGCTACCAATGCTCAATGTACGAGGAGTATGATGATGAGGAATGGTGGTGTATTTAGCCGCCAGCAATATGAGCATTTTTGGACAAACTTTAATTACGATTTATATAACCGCATCTGCGAAATCAAATACTCTGAGCTATGAAATACTTTTGGAAAATGAGAAACGGACAACTGATAGACGTTGACCAAATGAGCGAAACGCATTTAAGAAACTCGCTTAAAATGATGATTAGAAATACTCAGGTAAAAGCAGCTACAAGAAAACCAATTGGCAATATCGAAGCTAATTTCTTTGAGGCTCAAAATAACGAATACTTAGAAGACGAATTAGCAAATCAATTTTACGGATTATGAGATTTAAACTGACATACAAAATAGGACTTGCAATTGTCCAAGAGTGGATATTCACCTCAAAAGGTTTAGCTTACTGGAAAAAAAGAGACCTGATTGAGACAGGAAGATTTAATGATGGAAAATTTTTAATAACACCAATATGAACTTTGAACAAGTATTAGAATACATTAAACAAGAAGATTTAGGTTGTAAGTCAAGAGAGCAGTTTTATGTTTTTAGACGTTTCTATTTAATCAATGCAATTTATCAAACACGCCAATTTACGTTAGCGCAGATAGGTTCGTTTTTCAATAGAGACCATTCAACTGTCTTGCACTCCGTCCGGAAGCATCAGGATTTAAAACGTGATAAGTTGTATCAACACATCAACGAAGGTTGCGCTAAATTATTGTGTGAGCCAATTACGTTCAGTAAACAAAGACGGAATATCTTTGATGATTTAGAAAAAGCAAACAATGTAAGTATGCTAAAACGAATAAAGAGATACTACAAAGCTGGCTACTACGAGCTGAGTCCAAAGCCAAGCAAGGAGAATTGGGAAAAGATTGGACAACACGTTAAAAATAATTTTCCACAAGACGAACAAAATTAGACTTTATTAGTTATATTTGTTGATGGGTAAGCAGACCCTAAAAAGACATTTATTTAAACCTCATTTGGCTAGTAGTGCTGCTTCACGAAAACCGAATGGGGTTTTTTCATTTAAGCAGAAAATGAGCGAAAGAAAAGCAGTAAAATTTTATAGGAGCTATTGGGAGGTAGCTATGCAACTAAACGACAAGGATAGACTTGCGTTTTACGATGCGCTGATGTTACGTCAGTTTACAGGACAAGAGCCAACTTTAACAGGTATGGCTAACTTTGCCTACATTAGTCAAAAACATTCTATAGACGCTCAGGTTAAAGGCTTTGAGGATAAGACTAAGATACCTTTGCAAGGGGGTACGCAAGGGGGTACGAAAGCCCCTTTGGTACAAGTACAAGAGAAAGAAGAAGAGAAAGAAGAATACACTATAGATTATCAAGCGTTGCTTGACTTCGTGAATACTACTTTTGGACGGAAGATTAAAACTATCAATGATAAGGCTAAACGTAATTACAGGAAACTACTCAAAGACGGCTACAAGAAAGAGGACATCCTGAACGCAATGAAGAACTGCAAAGAGAACCAATACCATAAAGATAACAACTATCAGTATTGCACTCCGGAGTTTTTTAGTAGAGCTGAGACAATAGATAAATACGCTGACTTGACAATTGTTAATGAAAGTGATAGTATCTTAGCCCACCTAAATAAACATTAATATGCTACTTAAACACGGAGACTCACTTCAGTATTTACTTGATGTAAGAGATGGTAAGATAAAACAAGGTCTTGGACTTGACTGCTTCTTGGATGAGCATTTAAGATTTAAGCCAAAGCAACTAAACATTATTCTCGGACACGACAATGTCGGAAAAACGTATTGGATAAACTGGTACTTCTTAACCTTAGCACTTAAACACAATCTCACATTTTGCATTTGGTCAGGCGAGAATCAAAAAGGACAAATCCTTAGAGATATGATTCAGATGTATAGAGGCAAGCACTTCAGTAAACTTAGCCATTCACAAATCAGCGGAGACCTTGCGTACTTGGAGCAGTTCTTTACATTCATTGATAATGCCAAACTTTACAAACCTGATGAGGTACTTGAACTATTTAAGAAAAGCGGAGCTGATGTAGGATTGATAGACCCGTTCACCGGACTTGACCGAGAAATGAGCTTTGCAGGCAATTACGAGTTTATGAACCGAGCAAGACAATTTGCTAATCAAACCGGAATGACAATCTATATAAACACGCATCCAAATACGGAGAGTGGTAGAAGCGGAAATTTATATACTGAAGGAGATTTAAAAGGGCATCTTAAAGCACCTTTGAAAGACCATATTGAAGGCGGTAAGGCTTTTTTAAATCGTTGTGATGATATGATTGTTGTACACCGATTGATTAAGCATCCTGAGCATAAATACAAAACTTGGATTCAGGTTGAGAAAGTTAAAGATATGGAAACAGGCGGCAAGCACACGGCAATTGACTCACCAGTTGTTTGCGACTTTAACAACGGCATTGGCTTTGCAATAAATGGAGTAGACCCTTTAAAGAAGCATCGTCCTAAAGAAGTGCAAAAGCAGATACAAGACGGTATTATATCAACATCGGAGAAACTCCGTAATTTAGCCAAACAAAATCCTTTCTAATGGACATCGGACTCCTACTTATAAAAACACGGACCAATTTATGGTCTATTCAGCAAAGAATCAAAACCGCACGGTTGCAAATACTAAAAACAAGACCTGATGCAACTGACTACATCAAAGGCGCAGAACAATCAGAAGAGGAGTTATTAGAGGCTATCAGCTTTCTTACGAACCTTTACGAACACGCAGTATCAATAAGTCGAGAAAATACAATTCTCGCTACTCGAAACATTGAGCTGAGTAGACAAAAACACGAACTTGAGCAACAAATTAAATTTAATAATATACACGAACAACTATGAAAAAAGAACAAAAGTTAGTCGCACTTTGTGCAGTATTACCAGTCTTAGCAGACTTCATTGAAGACTTAAACGACAACGGAGTATTTCGCCAAACTCTAAAGAACAAAGCAACGATGTTAATGAAAGAAATTGAAAAGGTAGATAGAGCCGTTTTAAGAATAGACGAAGCCAATGCCGAGCAGATTTGGAACGACCAAATAAAACTGCAACAATCTTTCAGGAATTGGATTGAAGAAACAATTAAACTATAAAAACAAGAACGCTATGAGAGTTTTAATAGCTTGTGAAGAAAGCCAGGCAGTCACAAAAAAGTTTAGGGAGTTAGGACACGAAGCGTTTAGTTGTGACATACTACCTTGCAGCGGTGGTCATCCTGAATGGCATTACCAACAGGACGTGTTTAAGGTAATTAATATGGGGTGGGATTTAATGATAGCTCACCCGCCTTGCACATACCTGGCAGTCAGCGGAGCAGGTTGGATGTATAATAAAGACGGTACTCGAAATGAAGAGAGATACCAAAACCAAATGGATGGTCTTGAGTTTGTCCACAAATTAATGGATGCACCAATTGCAAGAATAGCCATTGAGAATCCTATTTCAGTTATATCAACATACATTCGAGAGCCTGACCAAATTGTTCATCCGTGGCAGTTTGGTGATGAAGCGGAGAAATCAACTTGTTTGTGGCTTAAAAATTTACCAATGCTTGTACCTACAAAAATAGTTGGCAAGGGTGAAATGTATGAGTGGATTGATGGTAAGACCGGTAAGAAAAAAAGACAGCCTCTTTGGTATTACCAGGCATTAAGTAAATCAAAGACACCTGCTGAAAGACGAACATTAAGAAGTAAGACATTTGAAGGTATAGCAAGAGCAATGGCATACCAATGGAGTGATGTTAAAATAGGAATACAAAAAACTATTTTTGATGAGGTGTAAGAACTGCAAGGATAAGTTTGAGCCTGTTCGGTTTAATGCAAAATACTGCCTCAAAGAAGAATGCATCCGTGCTTTTGTAGCCGAAACAAAAGAGAAGCAATGGAAGCATACGAAAACACGAATGAAAGCAGATTTAGAGACAGTTCAAGACGTTGTTAAAGCAGCTCAGATAGTATTCAATAAATACATCAGGGAGCGAGATAAAGCTCAACCTTGCATCAGTTGTGGCTCACAACCAAAAAAAGAAAACGCTGGACATTTTTTTAACGCTAACAATCATTGGAATGTTCGCTTTGATGAGGATAATGTTCACCTGCAATGCGAGAGGTGCAACAGCTTCTTATCAGGCAACTTGATTGAGTATAGAGCAAACCTAATATCTAAGATAGGACAGGAGAGATTCGAGCAACTTGAATCAAGAGCAAGGGTAACACGAAAATTTACAAAAGACGAACTAAAAGAAATTATAAAAAAATATAAAAAAAAGATTAATGAATTGAATTAATTTATATCTTTGTCTAAACAATTAATTTTTACGCTATGAAGAATTTATTTAAATCGTTGGCTTTATTCCAACAAGAAGTGCCTGTCATTCACAAGGCAACACAAGGCTACGGCTACTCCTACGCTGACTTGCCTAAAATCTTTGAAGTAATCAACCCGCTGCTAAAGAAACACGGACTTGGATTTACTCAAACCTTACACACAAAGGAAGGTGTTAACTACATTGCTACAATGGTGTTTCACGTTGAGACTGGCGAGAACATCGAAAGCCTTGTTGCTATTCCTTACGTTCAGTTGAAAGGTATGAACGACTATCAAGGTTTTGGTTCAGGAGTTACTTACTTCAGACGTTATGCACTCAGCTCTGCACTTGGTTTAGTAACCGACAAAGACACGGATGCATCAGGCGAGCAAGTTAAAACTGAGAAGAAACTGCCTGCTATTGACCAAAAGCGTTTCAGCGCAGCAGTACAAGCCATTGCAAAAGGCGAATACACTCGTGAGAAGCTCGAAGCATCGTTTGCATTAACTGAAGGTCAAACCGATATGCTCAACGCATTATGAAGGCTCTCAAAATTAGGTGTTCTGCCATTGGTAAAATAATGGCAACACCTCGCTCAAAAACTGAATTTCTAAGCCAAACGGCAAAGAGTTACATTCACGAATTAGTTATCCAAGAGAAATACGGCATCAGAAAGGAGTTTTCAAGCCGTTACACGGACAAAGGCAACGCAGTTGAAGATGATTCTATCTCGTTAGTTAATGATGTCTTAGACGTAAAGTTTATTTACAAGAATGAGGAGTATTTTGAGAACGATTTTATCACAGGAACACCTGACGTAAACACGGAAGATGTATTGCTTGACGTAAAATCTAGTTGGGATGCTACAACCTTTCCTTTCTTTGAGACTGAAATTCCTACAAAAGATTATTATTACCAGCTTCAGGGATATATGTGGCTCACCGGAAAGCAAGAAGCAATGCTTTGTTACTGTCTTGTTGATACTCCGATTGAAATGGTAGAGGATGAGATTCGTAGAGCGCATTGGAAATTGCATAAACTTGAAGAGGATTTGGATTTGCGTGAAGAGGTAGAAACCAAACACCAGTTCTCACACATACCAAAGAACCGCAGAGTCAAAGTTTTCTTTGTACAAAAAGACGAAGCAGTTATTGAGCAGATAAAAGCTAGAATTGAAGACTGCCGATTGTATTACAATGCCTTAATGGAAATGCTATGAACCAAGAAGTAAAAGACCAAGTAGTTTTAGCCGTGATGGCGAAGTATGCCGAACGCTCAGCAACTGGGCTAAAGAAATACGGAGTAACATTAGACCGAGAAGACCTAACTATCTATGATTGGATAAATCACGCTCAGGAGGAGGCTATGGATTTCACTTTGTACCTTGAAAGAATCCGTAAAGAGATAAGTCTTGAAAAAGTTAAGAGCTTCAGCGAAGGCTACCGAGAAGCGTTAGGAAATTACCGCGAAACTTTACTAACAAAAAAAGGCTGCGCGTGCTATGGCAGTAACGCAATGCACGAATGTAATTGTAAATAAATCAGAATAAGATGAAGTTTAAGCACAAACTTATTTTAGTTTTCTTTACTGCAATTATATTAGAAGCAAACAGCATTGCAGGTT